ACGCAGAAATTCAGGGCGGCCAAAGAAAGCCAGTAAATTCTCAGAAAATGTGAGGCCGGCGTCCCGGAGGCCCGGCAAAAACCTGCGAAAGGCCAGTTGAAAACAGACATGATTACCTCCCAGGGATGTCATGATACCGATCTGGGCTGTCGTTTCCAGTGCCAAGGCATCGGTGGGCAAGCGCCATGAAATGAGGGAGTCGCCACTTCTACAGGGTGACCTGGCAGATAGCGGCATCTGACAAATAGCAGGGGATTCGGAATGGGGTCCCATTCCGACACTTCGGAATTTCCTCCGGTATATGTATAGTAGAGGGCGCGTGTGACGCCGCTCTCGCCAATGCCACTACCAGACAGCGCGCCGGTCCCCAAGGGAAGGTCGTTGTGGGTGCTTGTCAGGGAGACCCCATGATTGCTACGACCGCCCCTTCGGACATGGCCCCAGAAGAACGGCGTGCTGAGGTTGCCGCCATCTTTGCCGCCGGCTACCTGAGGCTGGCGCGCCGCCCTCATCCCCTGGTTTCAGCCCCGCAGGATGAGGCCAAGGACGCACCACATCTCCCTCCCGAAACCACTGCCGGATTCCCCCGGAATTGAGTTGAGGTGTTCTCGCGCTCAGGCCCTGATCCAACCAGTGGTTAACGCAAACCGAGAGCGCGAGAGAGGAGGCCTGGCATGGGGCTGAACGTCGCCAAAGAGGTCGCCGCGATGGAGCGGATGACCGTGCCCGAACTGCTGGCGCGGTACGCCGAGGTCTTCGGCGAGGAGTGCCGGTCGCGGCACAAGCAGTTGCTGGTGAAGCGCATCGCCTGGCGCCTCCAGGCCCAGACTGAGGGCGACCTGTCGGAGAAGGCGCGAATGAGGGCCGCCGAGTTGGCCAACGATGCCGACCTGCGGATGTACGCGCCGGTGCCGAGGAAGGTGGCTGCGGCTGGCCTGGTGGCCGCCGGCACGCTCACCGCGGCGGCGGACAACCACCGGCCGTTGCCCGGCACCGTGCTGACCCGCGAGTACAAGGGCCGGGAAGTCCGCGTTCTGGTCCTCGACAAGGGCTTTGAGTATAAGGGCGACGTGTACCGGTCGCTCTCGGCGGTGGCCAAGGCCGTCACCGGCAGCCACTGGAACGGCTTCCTGTTCTTTCGCCTCAGGGAAGGGAGCGACGAGGCATGACCAAGTCGACGATTCGCTGTGCCGTCTACACCCGCAAGTCCACCGAGGAAGGCCTCGACCAGGACTTCAACTCCCTGGACGCCCAACGCGAATCGGCCGAGGCGTTCATCGCCAGCCAGAAGAACGAGGGATGGGTCTGCCTGCCGGACAAGTACGACGACGGTGGGTACACCGGCGGCAACATGGACCGGCCGGCGGTGAAACGCCTTCTGGACGACGTCGAGGCTGGCAAGGTCGACTGCATCATCGTCTACAAGGTGGATCGGCTGAGCCGGTCGCTCCTCGACTTCGCGCGGATCATCGAGACGCTTGACCGGCACAATGTCTCGTTCGTCAGCGTCACCCAGCAGTTTAACACCGCGACCTCAATGGGCCGGCTGGTGCTAAACGTCCTGCTCTCGTTCGCCCAGTTCGAGCGGGAAATCATCGCCGAGCGCACGCGCGACAAGATGTCGGCCGCCCGGCGCAAGGGCAAGTGGACGGGCGGCAGGCCGATGCTGGGGTATGACGTGGACCCCAAGGGCGGTCGGCTCCTCGTGAACGAGGGCGAGGCCGCGCGGGTCCGGGCCATCTTCGACCTGTATCTTGGCCAGCAGACACTCATTCCAACGGTGCGGGAACTGGACCGCCGCGGCTGGACGAACAAGCGGTGGGTGACGAAGAAGGGCCACGAGCAAGGCGGCGCGCGGTTCACCAAGAGCAGCCTCTTCGGCCTCCTGACGAACATGACTTACGTCGGGAAGGTCAACTACCGGGGACAAGTCTATGAGGGCGAGCACCCGGCCATCATCAGCGTGGATATCTGGGAGCGCACTCAGGTGCTTCTCCGCAGGAACGGCCGGAGCGGCAACAATCTGGTTCGGAACAAGTGCGGTGCGCTTCTGCGAGGAATGCTGTACTGCGGACCCTGCAACGCTGCGATGATCCATTCGCACACGGCCAAGCGAAACAGGCTCTACCGCTACTACGTGTGCACCGGTGCCCAGAAGCACGGCTGGGACGCCTGCCCCACGAAATCGGTTCCCGCTGCCGAGATTGAGCGGTTCGTGGTGGACCAGATTCGGCGGGTTGGCAAGGACCCCGGCCTGGTGGCCGAAACCCTCAGGGAAACCTGGCGGCAGAGCCAGGAAAGTATTGACGCACTGGAGACCGAACGCCGCGCCCTCGAGCGCGAGCTGAAGCGGTGCAACGCCGAGGTCCGCCGTCTGGCCGCGCAGTCCGCTGGGAACGGCGACACGGCGGCGACGGCCCGTCTGGCCGACCTACAAGATCGCATCCGTGTGGCCGAACAGCGGTCCACGGAAATCCGAGAAGAGGCGCTGGCCTTGACGCGCGGACGGGTGGACGAGCGGGAACTCGCCGCCGCGATTTCCGAGTTCGACCCGCTCTGGGACTCACTGGCGCCGCGAGAGCGGACGCGGGTCGTCCAGTTGCTGGTCCAACGTGTGTCCTATGACGGCGGCAAGGGGACGGTGGCCGTGACGTTCCGCGCGACGGGCATCAAGACGCTGGGCGAGGAGCGGGCCAGCCGCCAGGAGGTATGCGTATGATGGGACCTACGGTTGAAAGCAATGTGCACTTCAAAGTCCGGCACCGGGGCCAGAAAAGCCTCCAGTCGGGGCTGGCGCCAGCGGTGCCAGCCACAAAACCAGGGCGGGTGCCCCGCCTTTCGCGGCTGATGGCCCTGGCCATCCGCTTCCAGAAGCTCGTCCGGGACGGGGCGGTCCGCGACTACGCCGATCTGGCCCGTCTCGGCAACGTCAGCCGCGCCCGGCTGACGCAGATCATGAACTTGCTGAACTTGGCGCCAGACATCCAAGAGGACATCCTTTTCCTGCCGCGGACCGACCAGGGATTCGACCCTATCCCCGAGCGGCGCATCCGCGCCATCACGGCCGTGCCCGACTGGCGCAAGCAGCGCAGAATGTGGAAGGAACTGGTGACAAGAAGCGGGGCCGACCACTAACCGAACGGCGAGCACGTATTTGGTCTTGACAGCGGAGGTGTGTATGTTTAGGATTACTAAACGGCGGGGCGGCCGCAGCGGCAATCGTCGGCGCGGCCGGGGAAATCGGGGTGGCAAAGTGGCGGGTAATGAAGCTTTTGGCAAGCGCATACGCGAACTGCGGGAAGCGAAAAAGAGGGCCGACCCGAAGTATTCCCTGCGCCAGTTTGCGCAGGCCGTCGGCATCAGCGCAACGTTCCTCAGCAAGGTTGAGACGGGAGAGTTCAACCCGCCAGCCCCGGAGAAGATCAAGAAGATGGCTGAGCTTCTTGGCGTGGACTCCGACGAACTGCTGGCGCTGGCAGGCAAGGTGGACCCTGAGTTGCCGGAGATTATCCGGGATCAGCCCAAGGCGATGGCCGACTTCTTGAGGACGGCGCGTGAGCAGAACCTCACCGCAGACCAGATTAGGGCCCTCACCGAGAGAATCCGCGAAGGGGAGAAAACGTAAGCTGCTTCGAAAGGTGCCGGCAGTGAAGCCGAAGTTTCTCCGGGAAAAGGACATCGAAGCCGCAACGCTGTGTCTGCTGGCTGCCTATGGCGAGCGATTCGGCGTCGTGCAGCGTCCCCCCATTCCAGTCGAAGCCATCCTTGAGTCGCATCTCGGCCTGCTGTTGTCACGGGACGACCTCCCCAAGATGCTCGGTATCCAGGACGCACTCGGTGCCACTTGGATACTGGATCGGCGGGTGCTGGTCGACCAGAATCTGGACCCTACGGTCTACCCGAAGAAGGAAGGGCGCTACAGGTTCACTGTCGCCCACGAAACGGGACACTGGGAACTCCACCGGCACGCCTTTCTTAATGAGGCTCGCCAGGTGAGTCTGTTCGGAACAGCCCCCAAGCCGTCCATCGTCTGCCGCGCCCGCTCGAGGAAAGACCCGATGGAGTGGCAGGCTGACACTTTCGCTGGCCACCTTCTCATGCCCAAGGAAATGGTCTTCGAGACGTGGCGGGAGGTCCAGGGCGACCTTGACCCCTACGTCGCCGTCGACGAAATTGCTGACCTCTCCGCGCGATGGGGGCTTGCGGAAGACGAGACGCCGACCGTTTCCGTGGCGCGCGACCTTGCCCCGCGGTTCCAGGTGTCCGGGCAGGCAATGCAGATACGGTTGGTGGGCCTGGGTCTTATTCTGACGAAAACACCGGAGCCGGGCCTTTTTACTCAGTAGGGGCCGATGCAGTGGCCGGGCTCTTTTTTTACGGCCCGAAGTGTTTAGCGTTAACTTGACTGGCAACGCTGCCCGAGTGCCAATATAGGCGACGCCCGCGAGCGATTCGGCCGCACCGTGCGGACCGACGGACGGCTGTGGCAGCATAATTAAGAAGGATGGTGTGCAATGGCTAAGAAGAAGCAGGAACAGGGAACCCCGCCGCGCGCATTCTGGGAGGACGACCTGGAGATGGGGATGGAGAGCATTCTGACGCTCTCCCAGGCGCCGGGGTTCATGGAGGACTAGGATCGCCCACCGGACAGGCCGGCAGTTGAACGTGACATTCGACTGTCTGGGACTGGCTGCCGGCCAGTCGGCCAGGCGCAAGAAACAGGTCCTTCGCCCGGACAACCCAGACCTGCAACCCTTCGTGCTCGTCGAGCAGTTTGCGAAGTTCAAGTCGAAGGTGGCCGTCGCCGACCTTGCCCAGGGGCTTCTGCCCCAAAGTGTCCTTGACGCGTGCCGTATCGGTGCTGAGGACTTCGACAAGGTGGCGATTCTGTTTGCCATGTACCATCGGCGCTGGCAGGACCTTCGCCTGGTGTTCCACCTCGATAAGATTCACAAGACCGGCTTCGCCCGGATGCGGCTGCGGGAATCGGTGCGCCGTCCTAAGAAGGCACTCAGAGACTTCCTTCAACTTGACGCGGTGCAGGACATCCTGGTCGCCTTTGACAAGGCGAAGGGTGACGGGCGCACCAGCGAACTGAAGGACGTCGTGGTACACGACGGCCGTCACCTGGTGTTCATCCGCCGCGCGGAGCGCCCCGACCACATTCTGCATGCCGGCCAGATGGTGCACGGGTACAGGCCGGAGTGGATAATCCTCGACTTCACCGAGGACGCCAAGCGTGTGAACATCTCGTCTGTCAGTGTCAGCGTGCCACTGGAGATTGCCAACCGCCTTGCCTCAGGGTATTTCCACGCGACGTGCGAGTACGAGAACGAGTGCCAGATTACCTACACCAAGCAACTGGAGCGATTTTTGAAGACACTTCAGGCCCAAGATGACGGCGACCTGGTGCTCGTGGAGATCGTCGCCACCAATTCGCCGCTGGACGGCGCGCCCAAGTTGAAGATTTCCGATGCGGACTCCAAGCCCATCGGGAGGGCCCTCGCGCACTTCGAGCGCGCGATCGGCAAACTACTTGCCCACGTCGATCACATCGATAGCGTCAAGGTTCGCTACCGTAAGAAACGCATCAGTCTCATCTTTGAGCCGCAGGAGGGGTCGGACGGCGAATATGTGGTCCGCTACTCGGACCACCGGCTGAATGCTGGCGAGCGGCGCCGGTTCGAGGAACTCATAAGGAGCAGTCATGGCATCGAAATCCTCTCGACGGAAAAGCGGTTCAAGCAGTAGCCTCGACGACTATGCCCGTCTGCTGTGCGACGGCTTCGCGGTGGACGAGCCGCCCGAGGCACTCATCGCCGCCGGCGAGCACCTGCGAACGCTCGGTCTGGCCGAGATCCAGTGGAGGGAATATGTCCGCTGCGCGGACCCGCAGGACTCGGACTTCCCGCCCAAGAACAGACACTGCCGCGGTCACATATACGTTGACGACGCCTTGGACGAGGCTGGGCACGACTTCCGATGTCCGGAATGCGAGCGGCCGGTGTTCCCCGGCCACCATCGCAAGCGCCGGCATAGGGAGATGCGCGCGGCGGTGTCGGCTCAGGGCGTCTGGGCCTATGTGCTCCAGAGACTCCAGGAAACCGGGGACCGCGTCAAAGAGGCAGCGACCGGGGTGTACCGCGTTGAGTTGAACGGCCAGGACGTCACGGTGTGCGTCGCCGACTACTGCGGGGACGAGAAGTACCTGGCGCGCGACTGGGCCAGGACGAACACGACGTGCTACATCGTCGTCAACTCCAAACATGCCGATGATCGGTTTCTGGACGAGGCCTGGGTGCCTCGCATCTCGCTGGCGCAGATCGTCTGCGGTGACGTGGACCTCAAGAAGCGATTGCAGGAGGTCGCCGCCGCAGGATCGCCCCAGGTACTGCGCAATGCATCCGTACCAGTGTATGCGAGAGGCGTGCCGCCTATTGTGGAACCTGTTGTAGCGGCCCAACCCGAGCGCCTCTTCGTCGTGGAGTTCGACGAGGAAGTCGTCCGCGTCAATGGCGAAACCGTGGTCAACCGGCAGGCCGGGCCGCGCATCGCGGTCTTCAGGATTCTGTGGCGGCGTTTTCTGGAGGACCTTCTTGAGCAGATTCCGCCAGAGCGGTTCCGAACCGCCAGCCTGAAAGAACTCCTGAACCTGATGGAAGAGGAAGAGAAGAACCGCTACAACGACCCCGACACCCTGCGCCGAGTCGTCAACAACCTCCAGAGTGACATCGAGACCGCCGTGAAGCGCAAGATTGGTCTTCCCATCGGCCGCGAAGACATTATCCAGACCTGCCGCATTACCAACCAGGCGGCCGTCGACGGCGGTTATCGGATCAACCCGTTTTCGGTGGCACTTCGGCCCGCCCGGGCGCGGTAGCCGCCGACCTGTCTTGAGAATCTGAGACTTATCGCCTTCTTGGCCCTCGTGTCGCGAGGAGGCCCTTCTCTGCGGATTCCCCAGCAGAGACCTGTCTGCTCAGTCCCCGACCTGTCCTGCAACGCTTCGTCGGTTTCCGGTGAAATACCCCTGTGAAACGCGGTCGTGGTGACTGCGTGAAAACGCCTAGTTCACAGGAGCAAAGCGATGATGAAACAGATGCTGTCGGAGCCGTGGAAGCGGGTTGTCGTGGTGATGCAGGACCTGAACTTCGGCCGGATCACGTTCTCGGTCCGGTCGGGCCAGCCGGACTTCACGAGGCCGTTCCGCACGGTGCGAACGGTGAAGCCGGCCGGTAACGGAAACGGGCCTCGCCCTGAGGCCCACAGCGCGGACTTCGAGGTCCGCAAGGAGGTGGTGGCGCTCATCGAGCAGGTGGCGAAGGCCGCCGACGGCGCCCAGGTGACCGTTGAGGTGAAGTATGGCCTGCCGTTCCTCATCGAAATCGCAGAAGAGCATCAGGCGTAGGGCACAGAACTAACCAGCACACAGCGCAACTAACCAGCGGCTGAGCCGAGGCGTTGCGGGTGTCGCGGAGAACCGCGAACTCGCAACGCCTCTTCTGTTGCCCTACGCCATCAGCGGCTCCCTCGGCACCTGCACGTCCTCCTCGGCCAAGAGGAGTACGCTATGAATCTTCGAAATCGGTACGACGGAATCGAGCAGGACGCAGTGTTGTTGATTAAGAGCAAGGCAAAGCAAAGCAACTGATCGGCCGGTACGGGTTCACCGCATCGGACCGCGAGGACATCGAACAGGAACTGATGTTGGACCTGTTCCGGCGTCTGCCGAGGTTCGACCCTAAGCGGGCCAAGCGAAAGACGTTCATCAATCGGGTCGTCGACCACGGGGTCGCGCGGCTGATTGAACGCCAGCAGGCTGAAATGCGGGACTATCGCCGCAACGGCGGTTCCCTCAACGAGGAAGTGAAGACGCCGGAGGGAGACCGGGTCGAGCGTGCCGACTTGCTGGATGCTGAGGCATACCGGCCCGGCTGCTCGGTCGAAGATGACCGCCTGCTGGAACTCGACGTCGAAGCCGTCTTGGCCGAGTTGCCGGACGAGTTGAGCGTGGTGGCCATTCGTCTCAGGACCCGGTCGGTGGCCGCGGTTGCCCGCGAGATGGGAATTACGCGGACCGCCCTCTGTGAACAGATCGCGAGACTCCGCCGGTCCTTCGGAAACGCCGCGATGCGGGAATGTTTGTAGCCAGTTCCGACAGATGGGCCTTGGCGTCGGTATGGGTATGGATAGGAAGCAAGTCGAATCCGCCGCTTGGTCGCGATGACAGGCAGGATGGCGTGCTGCTGCCGGCCACAGCAGCCGGACTCCCTGGGCCTGCCCTGTCATCGCGGCCCTCACAAGAAAGGACTACCCACATGGGACTTCTGGAATCCGTTCACAAAGGTAAGCGCCCGATGCCGCCGCGACTGGTGCTGTACGGCACCGAGGGCATCGGCAAGAGCACGTTCGGGTCCAAGACGCCGGGCCCTGTCTTCGTGCCGACCGAGGACGGCCTCGGGGAGATCGACTGTCACAAGTTCCCCCTGGCCAAGTCGTTCGAGGAGGTCATTGAGGACCTGGCGGCCCTCCACCGGGAGCCGCACGATTACCAGACGGTCGTGGTCGACAGCCTCGACTGGCTGGAACGGCTTATCTGGGACGAGGTCTGCGCCGAATTCGGTGTCAAGTCCATCGAAAAGGCCGACGGCGGATACGCCAAGGGCTACACCCACGCCCTCACGCCCTGGCGGGAAGTGCTGGCCCGCCTGGACGCCCTCCGCGCCGACCGCGGCATGGTCATTGTCCTTATCGCCCATGCCAAGGTCGAGAAGTTCGAGGACCCCGAGTCGGCCGCCTACGACCGTTACTCGCCGCGCCTGCACAAGCATGCCACGGCGCTGGTGACCGAGTGGTCCGACGCGGTGCTGTTTGCCACGCGGAAGTTCCGCACGGAGACCGAGGACGCGGGCTTCAACCGGACCCGCACTGTCGCCGCGCCTGTCGGCAAGGACGGCGGCGAGCGCATCCTCCGCACTGTGGGGAGCCCCGCCTGCATCGCCAAGAACCGGTACGGCCTCCCGGTCGAACTGCCGCTGTCGTGGGACGCCATTGTGGCGGCGATGGCGGTGGCCCCCATTACCCCCAACCAGGAAGGAGCAGCCTCCAATGGCTAACCTCGGCAACTTCAACGCCAACGATGTCGAACCCACCAGTTTCGACCCGCTGCCGGCCGGGAAGTACCTGGCCGTCATCACGGAATCCGAGATGAAGGCCACCAAGAGTGGCGCGGGCCAGTTTCTGAACCTGACGTTCCAGGTTCTCGACGGCGAGCACAAGGGCCGGAAGCTCTGGGCCCGCCTGAACCTGAAGAACCCCAACCCCCAGGCCGAGCAGATCGCCCGCGGCCAGCTCTCCGCCATCTGCAGGGCCGTCGGCGTCATGGCGCCGCGGGACTCGGTGGAACTGCACAACCTGCCGCTCGTGGTGACCGTGAAGCTCAAGAAGCGCGACGACACGGGCGACCTCCAGAACGAGATCAGCGGGTACTCGAAGAAGGATGCGGCGCCGGCGGCCCCGGCGCCGGCGGCGGCCGCCAGCAGCACGCCCCCCTGGAAGCGCTAGCCGATGGGGTGGCATCGAACATCGTTCCAGACGCTGGATGCCGACTGCCCTGCCTGCGGCGGGCCGTTGACGACGCCGCGCCTGAGTCCTTCGGACGAGCAGCGGCATCCAGCGTCCCCGGCAACCGTGAAACTGTGCGTTCTGTGCGTCGGTCGGGTGCTGGTCCAGGCGACCTTGGCGATTCACGGCGAACCGTCGCCGCACTTCGGTAGCCATCGGTGCCCGGGCCATGACGATCGGATGCGGTCGCACGCCAAACGCATCCGGTGGATGCTCCGAAAACTGGACGAGGCCGGTGTCCGTGCTTGAACTCGAACTCCCATATCCGCCGTCCGTCAACCACTACTTCCGCATGGTGGGCCGACGGGTGCTCATCAGCCGCGAGGGTCGGGCGTTTCGTAACCGTGTCTGCTCGACCCTCGCGGCCTCGGGGGTGCGGCCGCTGGACGGACCGCTGGCCGTGGAGATTGAGGTCTACCCGCCGGATGCCCGCCGCCGCGACGTCGACAATGTGCAGAAGGCGCTCCTGGATGCCCTTGAGCACGGCGGCGCGTACCGCGACGACAGCCAGATCGTGGACCTGCGCATCCGCAAGGGCGTGCCGGTCGAAGGTGGGCGCACCCTCGTAAGGATCGGTCGAGCCTGAGCATGGAACTGCGTCCCTACCAGCGCGAGGCCGTCGAGGCCGTCTACCGGCACCTGCGCCAGCACGATGACAATCCGTGCGTCGTCATCCCCACGGGCGGCGGGAAGACCCCGGTGATGGCCACCATCTGCCGGGACGCGGTCACGCAGTGGAGCGGCCGCGTCCTGGTGCTGGCGCACGTGAAGGAACTCCTCGAGCAGACGGCCGGAACGCTCGCGCGCATGGCGCCGGACCTGCCCTTGGGCATCTACTCGGCGGGCCTGGGGCGGCGCGACCTGGGATACGCCGTGACGGTGGCCGGCATCCAGTCGGTCTGGAAGCGGGCCTGCGACCTGGATGCCTTCGACCTGGTCATCATCGACGAGGCCCACATGATCCCGCCCGAGGGCGACGGGATGTACCGGCAGTTCCTGGCCGACGCGAAGGTCGTCAACCCAAACGTCCGCACCATCGGCCTTACGGCCACGCCGTACCGGATGTCGAGCGGCTCTATCTGTAAGCCCGGCCACTTCCTGAACGCCGTGTGCTATGAAATCAGCGTGCGCGAACTCATCGTCCAGGGTTACCTCTGTCCCCTGCGCACGAAGGCCGGCAGCGAGAAGGCCGACTGGTCGGAACTGCATGTTCGCGGTGGCGAGTATATCGCGGGCGAGGTCGAGGCCATGATGGACACCGACCGCCTGGTCCGCAGCGCCTGCGCCGAGATTGTCGAGCACACGCGCCAGCGCAAGTCTTGCCTCATCTTCGCCAGCGGCATCCAGCACGGCCTGCATATCCAGCGCATCCTCCAGGAAGACCACGGTGTCCGTTGCGGCTTCGTCTGCGGGGACACGCCGACGGCGGGGCGCGACAGGACCATTGGCGAGTTCCGCGAAGGCCGCCTCCCGTACCTGGCGAACGTCAACGTCCTCACCACGGGGTTTGACGCGCCGAACGCGGACTGCGTGGCCATGCTCCGGCCCACGCTTTCGCCTGGGCTCTATTACCAGATGGTGGGCAGGGGGTTCCGCACCCATCCTGGCAAAACCGACTGCCTGGTCCTCGACTTCGGCGGCAATGTCCTTCGGCACGGGCCGGTGGACGCCGTCAAGATCACCGAGCCGGGCGCCGGCGACGGCGAGGCGCCGGCCAAGGAGTGTCCGGATTGTCACGCCCTCATCGCAGCGGGTTACGCCGTCTGTCCCGAGTGCGGCCACGAGTTCCCCGACCGCCAGGTCCGCCAGCACGAGGCCAAGGCGTCGGACGCCGCCATTCTGTCCAGCCAGGTCACGACCACCGAGTATCCGGTCCGCGAGGTCCGCTACAGCGTCCACACGAAACGTGACGCCCCGCTCGAGGCCCCCAAGACCATGCGGGTCGAATACCGCATCGGCTGGAACGTGTGGCGCTCGGAGTGGGTCTGCTTCGAGCACTCCGGGTGGCCGCGGGCCAAGGCGGAATCGTGGTGGGGCCGTCGCACCGATTATCCGCCACCCGCCACAGCCGCTGAAGCCGTTGACCTCGCCAATACGGGGAACATGGCCGAGCCGGTGGCCATCACCGTCCGGAGCGTGGCCGGCGAGAAATACGACCAGATCGTCGGCTACCGCTTCGCCGACGAGCCTCCGTCCGACGCCGCGTTCGCGCCGGAGTCGACCGGCGAACCCGCAGAGGACCTGAACCTTGATGAGGAGGCCGTTCCGTTCTGACGAGCGAACCGACGATGGCGAATCAGTCCAGCCAACTTGCCGAGCATGCTGCCGCCTACCTGGCGGCCGGCCTGAGCGTGTTGCCCGCCCGCCGTAGTGGCGGCGAGAAGCGCGTCGCGCTTCGCTCATGGAAGCCCTACCAGGGCCGTCTGCCCATGCTGGACGAGGTGCAGGCCTGGTTCAGCAACGCTCATCAGGCGCTCTGCCTGGTCGCCGGTGCCGTCAGCGGCAACCTGGAGATGCTCGACTTCGACCTTGGCGCGGAGGCATTCGAGCCGTGGTGCCGGCTGATCCGCGAGGCCGCGCCGGGTCTGCTTGAGCGGCTCGTCATCGAGACGACCCCTTCGGGCGGCCGGCACGTCGCTTACCGCGCCCAGGGGGGTGTCTCCGGCAATCTGAAACTCTCCCAGCGCAAACTACCGGCAACTAGCGGCGACCCCATCGTCGTCTGCGGTAAGACCTTTGTGCCGCGTAAGGACGCCGGCGGCAACTGGCACGTCATGCTGACGCTGATTGAGACCCGCGGCGAGGGCGGCATCTTCCTCTGCGTCCCGTCAGACGGCTACCAACTCGTGCAGGGGGACTTCACGGAACTGCCGGTCCTTTTGGCCGACGAGCGCGAGACGCTCCTGTCGGCCGCCTGGGCGCTCAATGAAGTCGTCCCGGCGCCGGAACCCGTCCCTCGCGGCACGAATGCTGGCAGTAGGCCCGGCGACGATTTCAGCGCCCGCGGTGACATGCGGGCCGTGCTTCAGAAGCACGGTTGGACGCTCGCGAAGCCCGGCGAGAACGAGTACTGGCGCCGTCCCGGCAAGACGGCGGGAACCTCGGCCACGCTCAAGGACCGCGTCTTCTATGTCTTCTCGTCGAACGCCGCCCCGTTCGAGCCGCAGAAAGCCTACACGCCGTTCGCCGTCTACACCCACCTCGAGCATGGCGGCGACTTCGCCAGGGCGGCCGCAGTGCTGCGGGCCGAGGGCTACGGCGCCGACCCGCCCGCCGAGGACGGCGTCGACATCTCCGGCATTCTTGGCGGCACCCAACCGTCTGAGAATCCCATGCCGCCCGATCCTGGCCCGTTGCCGGAAGAGATGCTCCGCGTTCCCGGCTTTGTGGGCGAGGTCATGGACCACTGTCTCCAGACCGCGCCGTATCCGAACCCGGTGATGGCCTTCTGCGGGGCACTTGCGCTACAAGCGTTCTTGGCTGGCCGCAAGGTCCGCGACGCGGGCGACAACCGCACGAACCTCTATCTCCTGGGCCTGGCCCACTCGTCGGCCGGCAAAGACTGGCCACGGAAGGTCAACACCAACATCGTCCACGCGGTCGGCCTGGCTGAGCGCCTCGGGGAGCGCTTCGCCTCGGGCGAGGGCATCCAGGACGCCCTCTTCACCACCCCATCGATGTTGTTCCAGACCGACGAAATCGACGGGATGCTCCAGTCCATCAACAAGGCCAAGGACGCCCGCCACGAAAACATCATGAGCACGCTCCTGACGCTTTACTCAGCGGCCAACAGCGTCTTCCCCATGCGGCGCAAGGCCGGCAAAGACCATCCCGGCGTCATCGATCAGCCGTGCCTGGTCATTTTCGGCACCGCGATTCCGAACCACTATTACGAGGCCCTGTCGGACCGGATGCTCACGAACGGCTTCTTCGCCCGCATGATCATCATCGAGGCCGGCCAGCGCGGGAGCGGCCAGGAACCGAGCATCCGCGACGTGCCCGAGCGCGTCCTGGAGACCGCCCGGTGGTGGACCGACTATCAGCCCGGCGAGCGCCGCGGGAACCTCCTGGAAGTGCATCCCGTGCCGGTGGTCATCGAGCACACCGACGAGGCCCGGCGCCTCCTCGTGGAGACGCGCCTGGAGGCTGAAGCAGAATACACCAAGGCCGAGGCCGCAAGCGACGTGGTGGGCACGACCGTCTGGGGCCGCGTGAGCGAGCAGGTCCGGAAACTCGCCTTGGTCTACGCTGTCAGCGAAGACCACCTTTTACCCCGCATTGGTCAGGCCGCCGTCGAGTGGGCCTCGCGGTTCGTCATGCATCAGACCCGGCGGATGCTCTTCATGGCTGCCATGCATGTGGCGGACAACCCGTTCCACGCCGAGTGCCTGAAGGTCATCCAGAAACTCCGCGATGCGCCGGGCCAGTGCCTCTCGCACCAGGTGCTGCTGAAGCGGATGAAGATGAAGGCCAAGGACTTCAAGGACCTCATCGACACGCTCGTCCTGGGCGGCGACGTGGCCGTCCAGCCACTGGAGACGGCGGGCCGAACGGGTGTGGTGTACCGGCTACCGCCCAGGGTGAAGGAAGCCGAGGGGGTGAAGGAAGTCGCCCGAGAGACGACCGTCGCGGGGTGAAGGATGGTGAAGGAAGGTGAAGGAAGGGTGAAGGAAGTTTTCATGGAATATATAGAGAAAACAACAACTTCTCTTCTTCCTTCTCTACTTCACCCTATCCCCCTCGCGCTACGTTTTTCCACCTGTCTGCCTGTGTGTGCGTGAGGGAGGGGTGAAGGAAGGGAAGTAAGTTGCGCAATAGGTACTTCCAGGCCTCCGGTGTCGGGAAGCTGCGGCGGGAACGGTCGCAAGGTGAGTTTTTGTTTGTTGCCGACGGCGCAGAAAAAAGCAGTGGCCGAACGGGGGGACATTCGACCACTGCAGAAGCCATGCGGGACGATCCCACATGGCAGAATTCCGCAGCCATGTTTAACCGGCGGCGGCAGCCAGGTCAAGTGATTCGCAATGGAGGGAACCGTGAAAATTGAACTGCGAGACGTCCAGGCCATCCGGCCATACGAACAGAACCCCCGCGTGAACGACCAGGCGGTCGAGGCGGTGGCGAAGAGCCTGCGGGAGTTCGGGTTCCGCCAGCCCATCGTGGTAGACGCCGACGGCGTCATCATCTGTGGCCACACCCGCTGGAAGGCCGCGCAGAAACTGGGCCTCAAGCAGGTGCCCGTCCATGTGGCCACCGACCTCTCGCCCGCGCAGGTGAAGGCCTATCGCCTGGCCGACAACCAGACGGCGACCCTGGCGGAGTGGAACTACGACCTTCTGCCGCTGGAACTGAAGGACCTCGAGGGCCAGAACTTCGACCTGAGCCTGCTGGGGTTCTCGCCGGAGGACCTGGCGGCGCTCCTGGCCCCCGCCGGCAACGAGGGCCTGACGGACCCGGACGACGTGCCGTTGCCGCCGGACGAGGCCATCACGCAGCCGGGCGACCTCTGGATTCTCGGCCAGCACCGGCTTCTCTGTGGCGACTCCTCGAGCGCCGCCGACGTAGACCGGCTGCTCGATGGCGCCGCCGTCCACCTGGTGAACACCGACCCGCCTTACAACGTCAAGGTCGAGCCGCGGTCCAACAACGCCATCGCGGCGGGCCTGTCGTCCTTCCCGGCGTCCGACGCCCATCGAGGCCTGACGCACCACCAGTCGTTCGACGTGGCCCGCCAAGGCGTCAAGGGCGCCACCACCGAGAAGTTGAGGCCCAGGGACCGGCAGTTGGCGAACGACTTTATGTCGGATGAGGGACCGGCAGTTGGCGAACGACTTTATGTCGGATGAGGACTTCATCGTGGTGCTGCGTGCGTGGTTCGGCAACATCGCGCGGGTGCTGCTGCCTGGGCGCTCCTTCTACATCTGGGGCGGCTACGCGAACCTGGGCAACTACCCGCCGGTCCTCAAGGAGTGCGGTCTGTACTACAGCCAGGGCATCGTCTGGGACAAAGAGCACCCGGTCCTGACGCGGAAGGACTTCATGGGCGCGTTTGAACTGGCGTTCTACGGCTGGCGTGAAGGTGCCGGCCACCAGTGGTTCGGGCCGAACAACGCCAGGGACCTCTGGCACGTCAAGAAGGTGAACCCGGCGAGTATGTGTCATTTAACCGAGAAACCCGTGGAACTGGCCGTGCTGGCCATCGAGTACTCGTCACGCCCGGGCGAGAACGTCCTGGACCTCTTCGGCGGTTCGGGCAGCACGCTCATCGGCTGCGAGAAGACGGGCCGCCGGGCCTACCTCATGGAACTCGACGCGCCGTACTGCGATGTCATTGTCCAGCGCTACGAGCAGTTCACGGGCAAGAAGGCCGAGCGGCAGGCGGCGAGTGAGACCGTGTCGGCAGTCTAACGGAGCCGGTCGTGGAACGCGCGCGGCGAGAGGATTGGAATCCCGTGGAACGTCTTCAGGTCCAGCAGATCGCGGTCACCCGTGACCAGACAGTCTGCCCCGGCGGCCAGGGCCGTGCCCAGCACGGCCAGGTCGGACCGGTCGCGGCAGGCGTTAGCCGGAACCTTGGCCGGCGTAACGACGGTGGCGTTGTCGCGCAGGAAGGCCAGGATCGCGTCGACTTGTCTGGGGGGCACCTTGAACTTGCCCCTCAGGTGACGGTGAAGTTCCCCGAGGATGTGCTCCGAGAGGAGAAGTTCGTGAGACGCCAGGCACGCCCCCAGGATGGCCTCGCACAGGCCGCGCGTGGCGAAGGCTGCAAGAGCACGTTGGTGTCGAGGACGACCTTCACGAGATGGCCTCGAAGACGTCCTCATCGGTCAGGAAGCCTTGGGCCTCGGCGAAGGGCAGCGTCTTGCGGCGAAGCCTCCGGAACTTCTGCGCTGCGATGTACCGGCGCAGAGAATCCCGCACCACGTCGCTCGCGGGCCTCTGCTCCTGCTCACAGAGCGCGTCCAGTTCCTTGCGGAGCGTCTTCGGGATGCGAACTGTTAGGTTGCTCATAGTGCACTACATTGTAGTGCATTGGCCGTGGAAGTCAAATCTTCTCTGCCACCCTGTGGAGCGCGGATATGCCTACTCCTGAGTACCACGTCCAGCCCATCCCGCGCAGCCTGATGGCGGCGTTCGTGGCGGCGCGGTCGGCCGGGGCCGTGCCCGAGAGGACCGCCCAGACCTGCGAGTTGATGAAGATCCGGCCTTCCTTGTTCGTGTGGGAACCGATGCGGTAGCCGTCTTCGCAAAGGGTCCGGACATACCATTGGCCGTCCCACGCGACCTCGTTGAGGCGGCGGGCGAAGGTCTCGTAGAGTTGCCCCGCCTCGGCCGCGACGGCCCGATCGCCGCGAATCTCGGCCGGCGCCCGCACCTCGCGCAGGCCGTAGGCCAGTTGCTGCGTGACCATGACGCTCTCGCGGCGGCCGGTCTCGGGCGTGGCCTCCAAGCCGTCGTTCCAGTCGGCGTGATGCTGGTCGCACAGGCCGTTGGGGCCGAGGTCATTCGCCAGAAACTGCATCGCCCGCAGCATGTGGTCCCAGACGGTGCCCTTCTCGGCGCTCTCGAAGTACGGCACCACTTCCTCGAGCAGCGCGAGGTCGCCGCTCTCGGCCACCAGGCTCGGCGCCGTGAAGAGGATCCACGCGGGCTCGTCGGAATACTGGAGCCGGTTCAGGGGGCGGAAGCCGTGCGGCACGCGGCCGTCGGGAAACTGCGACGCCAGGGCCCGCAGGAAGTTCTGCCGCGCCACGTCGTAATCCACCATCGCGAAGGCGGCGTCCACCTGGAGGTTGTCGCGGAATCCGCTCTTGTTGATCAGGTAGGAATACATCTGCTTTTTGACGAAGTGGTTGAGGCTGGTGCGTAATTGCTGGCGCTAATAAAAGGACCGAACGTGAGCCGATGCTGCCTGTGGAACCCTATTCCACAGAGGCCCGTCCAGGGCCGGGAGGCAGCCATGCTCAAGTT